CTCGACAACGGAACAATCTTTGTCAACGGAACTTCGGCTGTGACGATTACAGTCCCCGATGTTCTAACGACTTGGGACACCCTGACAATCTGGCGTAACGCTGGCGGAACTGTAACCATCGCCGCAGGAACAGGTGTGACCGACTGGGCAGGAGCCGGGACGGCCGGAACAAGCGTGTCCTTCAAGATTGACCAGACCTACAATGCCGCAACTGTTCAAAAGGTTGCAGCTAACACCTACCGAGTAGTTGGAAAGATAACTGCATAATGCCTATTCCTTTAGGAGTTCTTGCTGTTGCGGGAGCAGGAGGCGGTGGCGGTGCTGCGGGGGCGTTTGAGCTATTAGAAACTCAGACAATTGGTTCTGGTGGTCAAACTTCTGTTACTTTTTCTAACCTGAATTCATCTTATGGCTCTACCTATCAGCACTTACAAATTCGCATGGTGGTTAGAGACGGCAACGCAAACTCGTCAGTCAGAACAGAACTTCAGTTCAATGGCTCTGCTACGGGCTACGCTTCTCACGAACTAAGGGGTAACGGCTCGACAGTAGCCTCAACCGCTGCAACAAGTGGCACATTTGCCAGACCGGGAAGAATCATCGGCGGAAGTGGAACTGCAAACGCATTTTCGGCAATCATCCTCGACATCCTTGACCCATTTGAGACAACGAAAAACACCACATTCAGGGCTTTGGGTGGTTCAACTTCTTATGACTATGTTTTTCTAACTAGCGGATTTTGGAATGATACTGCTGCAATTACTTCTATAAAGCTACAGCCCGAAGATGGCGTTGGAACTTGGGCACAATACAGCCGTATCTCCCTATATGGAATGAGGTCTAGCTAATGCCTACTGCTACTTATATTGCTTTGGCTAATTTGACCCTAAGCGGAACTGATGCAACAGTTACTTTTTCTAATATCCCTGCTTCGACCTACCGAGATTTGGTTGTTGTGATTTCAACACGAAGCGATACAAATGCTGCCGCTGACAACATGGGGCTGTATTTCAATTCCGATACAGGCAACAATTACTCAACGGTCAGAATGCTTGGAACAGGAAGCACAACAGTCTCGGGAACAGCACCAACCTCAGCTCGAATTGCACAACTAACAGTTCCAGCCGCAAACCTCAGCACCGAGTTTGGAGTTGCGACAGTTCACATTATGGATTACTCGGCAACCGATAAACACAAGACAGTTCTAGTCAGGTCAAATACAGCAGGAGACCAAGTTCACGCTGCTGCTGGAAGATGGGCAAGCACAAACGCAATTACTTCTGTTTCGATTGACCTGTATGCAACATCAGCAAACTTTGTTTCAGGTTCAACCTTTGCCCTTTACGGAATAGTGAGCTAGACATGAGTGCTTGGACAGTTATACAACACACAGAGGTTGGTTCAGGTGGGGCGGCTAACATTACTTTTTCTTCTATTCCTGCGACCTACACAGACCTTCTAATCTTGGTTAGCCCAAGAGGTGAAAGTGCAAATACCAGTCGATATTTGAGATTAGACATAAATTCGAGTGGTGTTTCCTCTGTCAGTTATCGTTGGCTAAATGGAACTGGTAGCACAGTAAATAGTTATTCTTCAACTGGTGATTTGGTTGCGGTAAATGCTGGTAACAATACGGCAAACACCTTTAGCAATGTCTTAATTTATATACCCAACTACGCTGGCAATACCAACAAGTCCATAAGCATTGACGCAGTTATGGAAAATAATGCGACCTATTCCGAGCAAACAATCACCGCTGCTCTATGGTCTAATACAGCAGCAATTACAAGCATTGCATTAGCCCTAAATGGGCCTGATGAATTTAACCAATACAGCTCTGCCACGCTCTACGGCATACTTAAAGGATCCTCTGGGGGCGTGACAGTCTCCTGATAAAATACTGCTACACTTTATGAGTGGCAAGAATAAGAAGATTTCATAAAAGACCAGATAATGATTATTGCAATTACGATGGCTGCAATAACCTAAAAACGACCCTTGAATACTGTGGCAAACATGGTCAAAGAGCAAGAAGATATGGCGATCCGAGCATTGTCAAGCCTCATCATAGAAGCACGAAAGTTTGCATAGCTATTGAGAATGGCAAGGACTGCCCTAAAAAGCACATGGCTAAAAATTATTGTCAAATGCACTATCGCAGGTTTTCTCTTTATGGAGATCCCTTAGTCAAAAAGATAACTGGTGATAAATCACCTGCTAAATACAGACTAATAAAAAAGCGTGGGCATCCAAACGCTCGCAGTGATGGTCAAATCATGGAGCATCGCTTTGTGATGAGCCAGCACTTAGGCAGACCCCTTTATGAGCATGAGAATGTTCATCACATAAATGGCGATAGGTTTGACAATAGGCTAGAAAACCTTGAGCTATGGTCTAAGTCTCAGCCATCAGGACAGAGGATTCCAGATAAGGTAGAATGGGCTATAGAGTTATTGAAAACTTATGCCCCCGAAAGGCTGAAAGAAACATGACAGACAGACCAACACGCCTAGTTGTAGATTGCAGCCTTCCCGAAGGCCACCCTGACAAGGTGCAGATTATTCCCCTAACCGATGCTGAGATAGCAGAGCGTGAGGCACAAGCCGCACAAGCCGCTATCGAACAGGCCGAGAGGGAAGCTGCCGAGGCTCAGAAGCAGGCAAACAAAGAAAGTGCAAAGGCAAAGCTCGAAGCACTAGGTCTATCAGAGGCCGAGATACTCGCACTTCTAGGCTAGTCATGGCTGAGGAAACATCAAGCGGATCAGTCAGGATTACGCAAGCACAGATTTATGAGAAGTTGCTTGAGGTTCAGGCAATACAAATCGAGCTGGTTTCTGAGATAAAGAACCTCAAAGACCTCCCCAACAGAATGAATCGAGTAGAGCAGAAACTCGCTCGCATGGAGTGGATTGAGAAGCTGGTCTTTACTGCACTCGGTTCCGGCATTACGGGTTTTATTGCAGCTCTCTGGGCTTTGATCCGATGAGACACCCCTTCTCAAAGAAACTCATAACCTCACGCTTTGGAACAACGGCGAGGAGACTCACCGCACACCGAGGACTTGACTACGCACCGAAAGAAGGCAAAGCGATTCCTGCTGTTGCAGCGGGAACAGTTCAAGCAGTCAAATGGTCTTCAATTCTTGGTCATGTTTTAGTGCAGTCTGCATGGGATGAGATTAACGGCAGAACTGTTTTCATCGGCTACTGCCACCTTCAGGAAAAGCCAACGCTGAAAGTTGGTGACAGGGTAAAAGAAGGTCAGACAATCGGCAAGGTTGGGAATACTGGTTCTGCATCTAGGGGCGCACACTTACACCTGACTATCGGGCCAAGAGTCACATCGGTAACCTTCGGAGTTGTTTTTGACCCTGAAACCTTCATTGACGAGCGACTAAGTGCCTAGCTGGAAACACCGCAGAAGACTTATTTATTTATCTTTTGCCCTGTCTGCGTTCATGATCCTGTTCGGAGCTATTACCTATGAGGCAGATTCCTCGGTCAGTCGAGAGCTAATAATCGGTGGCGTGGCTTTGATTTCTATCATCCTGACCGCTTATACTGCTTTTGCTACTTACGAAGATGTAAAAACTAGAAAGGCACATGATGAGGATATTTAGTTTAGAGTTCTGGAGCTACGCAGGGGAAAGAGCAATCAAGACAGTTGCTCAGTCTGCAATCGCTGTTCTAGGCACAGGCTCAATCGGGCTGTTTGCTATTGACTGGGTTTCGCTTGCCTCGGTTTCACTCGGCGCAGGGCTTCTGTCAATCCTGACCTCAGTAGCCTTCAAGAAGGACTAACGCTCAGAGGGTAGGGTCGCTGCCCAAATCCCATACTTCTGACCCGACTCAACCGCATACCTGAAGCACTCGGCCTTGACAGGGCAGGTGTCGCAGAGTTTCTTGGCGATGACTATAGACAGCCTTCGGCGTGTCTCGTCTCGGATTTCTTCGGGATAGAAAAGCTCAGGGAAGTCTTCACAGGGGACACCGCCAGCGGCGTGAATAGCCTTTAGCAAGCGGTAGTGCTTCTGGTCGAAATGTCCCATCCCGATAGCCTAATTTGAAAATGTCGGTGGCAGGGTAGAAACTATGAGCATGTTCAAAACACACGCACCTGAGAAGTTCAACAACGCAACCCTACTCGGAGTCTTTGAAGCTGGTTCTGACGAGTGGCACAACGCTCGCAAGGACTCAATCGGAGGCTCGGAGATTTCGACAATCATGGGGCTAAACCCCTTTGAGTCTGCCTACGCACTATGGGCAAAGAAGACAGGCAAGATACCCTCACAGATTCAAGAGAACTGGGCAATTAGATTCGGCAAAGCTTTCGAGTTGCCGATCCTTCAGCTCTGGTCAGAGGAGCACCCTGAATATGAAGTCTTCCTGACTGGCACTTACCAAGATGCCCTTATCCCATTCCGACACGCTAACCCCGATGCGCTGGCTCGTCACAAAGAGACAGGCGAGTGGATCGTGATTGAGGTCAAGACAGGCCGACAGACTTGGGAAGAGTTGCCTGCTGGTTATTACATGCAATGCCAGCACTACCTCGACATTCTCGGACTCAAAAAAGCCGCTTTGGTCGCAGTCGCAGGAATGACTTGGCATGACTACTGGATTGAGCGTGATGATTTTGAGATTGACATCGCTCGACAGAAGGCGATTGACTTTCAGGCTTGTATGTTCGCAGACCAACGACCTGAGTGGGACGGCTCGGAGTCAACTTATGAAGCGGTCCGTTACCAGCACCCGCTGATTGACGAGACCGAGGTTGAGATTGACTCGCTGCACTACCTGTCAAACGCACAGGCAAAGTATGACGAGGCAGCGGAAGAACTGCGTCTAATCAAGTCGCAAGTTCTCGATGCAATGGGTCGAGCTAAACACGCCTACATGGAAGTTGATGGACAGAAAGTTCGCATAGCATCGAGGCAGGCAAAGGGAGAAGGTCTCCCCTATCTAGTAGTCAAGAAGGGAAAGAAATAATGTCTAGGTTTGATTTGTCACAATACGCAACTGTTGAGGAAAGACTAAAAACTTTCTGGGCTGATGAGAAGAACTCTGATGCTCGAATTATCACCCTGAATCACAGTAAAGATTCTGCGCTGTGGATTATCGAGACAAGGATTTATCTCACCGCAGGCGATCAGGCCAGCGACCTACCAAAGACAACCGGCTGGGCAAGTGAGGCGAACTCCGATGCGTTCGCTTTAGAGCGATGCGAGACATCTTCAATTGGTCGTGCGCTCGCTAACTACATTTACTCAGGCTCAAAGCGTCCAAGCAGGGAAGAAATGGAAAAGGTTGCAAGAATGGATTGGCTCGAAAGAGCTGGTAGTCTTGGCACAATCGAAGAACTGCGAGACCTTTATGCACAAGCTAAAGCCAACAACGCTTCTCAGGAAATCCTAGAAGGGTTGAAACTTTATGCTCAGCGATTTGAAGAGAGCCAAACTACAAGAGCTGGAGGAGGCGTATCTGGTGGCAAGGTTTCGAGGACAGGAAAGTGAAGCTCAGTTCTGGAACAGGGAACTCATCGAGCTTCTGTTAGGGGTGTTGAGTGATACAGGAAATCCAGAAACAACTAGCGGAACTGATAGCGGAGAACTCTAAGGGTTCGACTGCTCTGTTCGAGGCCGAGAAAGCATTAGCTGAGGCCGAATACGATTTGGATTTAGCCGAGCAGAAGGCTTACATAAAAGCCGCCGGCACAGTTCGAGACCGAGAAGCCATTGCCAAACTAGAGTCGGCTGATCTGAGGCTGGCTAGGGATTTGAGGAAGGCCGAGCTGGCTCGAATCAGGCAGAAAATAAAGAGCATTGAGACCGCCAGTATGGTTCTCGCAACCCAAGCAAAACTTATGGGGCAGGAAACCCGTCTGTGAAGCGTCAGGAGGCTCTTAGACGGGCTGTTGAGGCTCACCCCTACTGCCCCCATTGCGGGGCTACAAATGGCCTACAAACGCATCACAGGGCTAATAGGGGCATGGGTGGCTCAAAGGCTATGGATAGGTTTGATAATTTCCTGCGTGTTTGCCCTGCCTTGAACTTTGCGATGGAGTCCGATCCGGCAATGGCTACCGAAGCCAGAGACATGGGCTGGAAGCTAGGCAAGTGGGATGGGTTCGACTCGCCGTATTTTGACAGGGTTCAGATGAAGTGGTATCTATTGACTGAGGCAGGGGAGAAAAAGGAAACCGACCCTCCTAATTACTTGATCTAAGAAGGGGCAAGAATGGACATCGAGAAACTAGCTCGCAAGATGCGAGAGCGAGCGTTGAGCATCGAAGCAAGGGAAGAAAAGAAAGACCTGTCAGAACGCAAGCGCAATCAAGACGAACTAGACGCAATGAAGAAACTCTATTTTCATGCAGGTCGTTGGGCAGGCGGAGCAAGAGACAGA